GAAGTTGTTACCACCAACGCAGTAGCTGTACCAGCAGTAGCACCTATAGACTTATCTTCAAGCAAATAGAACGCTGTAGTTTTGTCAGTTACGATCAATGAAGCGTAAGCTGGTACTGAGATAGTTGAAGCTATTGGAAATGCTGTACCACCTAGAGCCGCTGCGCTGTACACGTTGATAGTGATGTTAGCCGCTGAAGCAGAGGTGTTAGCTACGACAATAGAGTCTATTTTATAGACCTTGCTACTTGAAGCCGCATTACTTACTAAAGAAGTTGCAGAGGTTGTAGTCAGTGAAGTTGTACTGGTGTTACCATTAATTACGGTAACATTGATAATATTTGGATTTGCCATTGTTGTTCCTTAAAAATTAATTAACTGCCTAAAATCATTGCAAAGGCTATAGATTGCCCTTTGGTAACACCAGAAGAAGATGGGATAGCCGTAGATGTCCATGTTGTACCATTACTTGTTAAAACATTACCTGATGTTCCCGGAGCTACTTCTTGGAAAGAACTAGAACTATTACCTAGCAGCACAGTATTAGCGGTGTAGGATGTACTTAATGACGCAAGAATAAAATTAGTTCCGTCACAATAAACTGTACAGGTCGCACCATTTGGTACAGATACACTAGTACCTGTAGCTGCTCTAATTAATATAGCAAATCCACCTGTTGTACCATTTTTAATTACATATGATTTTTTAGCTAAAGGAGCTATGACGTCTCTAATCGCTGCGTTAGTTCCTGAAACAACTAGTATTGCTTGTCGTGCTTCATCAGATAAACCGTTAAGATTAGTTAGTGTGTAATTAGCGTTAATCATTACTATAGGTTGTACACCCGCAATAGACTGTTCTAATAACGTTCCTAAATTTGTATTAGTTGTGGTGCCCCAAGTACCAGCTTGCTCTCCAGAACCTATAAGTTCTATTCTAAGCGAGGGGGAATAAGTAGATGGCATCGTAGGGTTCCCTAATTAAACATTGAAAGTAAAAGACAGAGCAAGGGCTTTGCCAGTAGTTAAACCAGCTACAGCTGCAGTTGTCTGAGTAGTATTATCAGGGAACTTTACTCCACCACTAGTAGATTGAATTATCCCAGCGACTACTGCATTTCCAGAGGCATCCAAATTAACAGATTTAGAAGCAGGATATGTGCAAAACACATCTTTAGATCCTGCTGTGAACACCACTAGAGCATTTGCATTAGAAGAAGATAATACTGTAGTCCGAGCAAGAGTAGTTCCAGATAGAGTATATGTACCTATACCAACTTCCCAGTTAGCCCCACCTTGGTCAGCTATACAGTAGTACGTAGTATTGCCATTACCAATTACTGAAAAGGCTTGAAACCCTGTAGCTGCGCCTAATAACGTAGCTGTTCCAGTACCTACTACAGCAGTAGATTCTTTAACTCTGTCATTAACAACTAATGCCATCAGTGTTCCTTTTTATGTTGCAGTTGCTGTATAAGTTACAGACAAGGTATCACCACCAGATACTAGCTTAGACCCTGCAGTAAAGTCGCCAACTGAGAACAATGTGCCTGTAGTATTGTCAATAGTTACTGAACCCCCGATATTAATAAAACAACCAGCGACAGTACCTGAACTTAACATTGAAAATGTAACAGGAGCACTAACAGTTTTTGCCCCCCCATTAGCTGCACTGAATGTTGGTGCCATTCTGTTGCCAGAGTATGTAGGGTTGTTAGCAAGGCCTACTTCAAGCCAACCTGCATGTGATGCTTGTGTGTCTCCAACAGCAGCGGTGCCTGAACCTTTAAGACCCATTACAACTGCCCCACCTGCTGTATTACCAAGAACAGTGTCTAAGGTAAAGTTCTTTCCAACAGTAGTAACTAAGTTACCAATAATATCAATCCATTTAATAGTACTGTGTTTATCACGGCATACGATACGATATGTTCCGTTTAATTCAGTAGTTTCTTCGTGTACAGCTCCACGCCCTACCGAAGCAGAGCAACTATCACTTACATTTGTTTTTTCATTATGCATATTATGCTCCTAGCTTATTCGTATTACAGACGTAGTTGCTGTAGCTACAGGGAATGTTACTGTAAATGTACCAGAAGCAATCTTATCTGAACCAAAATCTAAAACAGCTACAGCGGCATTAGTTGTACCATTATATATCAAAGCGCCACGACATAGAAAGCTTGATGCTAACCATGAGGTGTTATTGAATGATACATAGGCAGTTGAGCCTGAACTAGCAGGTACTATAGGTGTTAAGACATTACCCCCTGCTGTGTAGCCAGTTCCTACAACTTCCTCAGTTGATGAATAGATCAAGGTATCAGCATCTAAATTTGCATTGGCTGTATACAGAGCTATCTTATAAACCTGAGTTGTACTTGTAGCAAAGTTCTCTAAACCACTTAGTAAGTTCTTTTTAAATACTGTGCATTGTCCTTGAACTATCATAAGCCGTTATAAGGTAGTTTAGTTTGATTGTTTCTGTAGCTATCACCACGCTCAAGTCCATCGCCAAGACGTTTAAGTTGAGCTAAGGCTTCTTGATACTTTTGTTCGTAGTAACCTACCATATCCGCTTCACCTTTCATAAAGATCATAGCTTCACGCATAGCGCCATAGAACAATACAGGATCATAATTATCACTTAACCAACTAGTACCTGAAGCTGCTGTAGTTATAGACTCAGGCATATAGTAGTAATGAAGCTCTACACTATAATTAGCATCGGGTGTTGGAGTTAAGATAAGAGATAACTCAGTAGGGAATGTTAACTGCGTACCAAATATAGCGTAGTACTTAGGTAGTCCTGTAGCAGTTGGGCTAGGATAAGCTTCACGAATAAAACTTACATCTTTATCAATAAGATAACTATATGAACCTGCTGTACTAATAGCCGCAAGGGAATACACAGCCATAAAGTCATTAGGACAAGACAGATAAGGATTACTAGTCGTTAGCGTACCTGTTACGTTCTTCCTAAGTACCGGGATCTGTACAGAGTTATATATACGCAGTTCTGCTTCTGAAATAAACAGCGGTATATTGGAGACAAACAGCTGCTCTGTATTCTCCGCATAGGCTTGTATAGCTTGAGTAAGCTGGGCGTAATTCACAGATTACGCCATTGGGCCACGGGCAATTAAACCTTTTGTAGCAGCACCATTACCACGAGTTTTGATACCAGTAGTCTTAATGTCCTTTTGAGGATAACCTGAAGTATTAGCTGCAGGTGCTGGTTTAATTTGTGGGTACTTATTAGATAAGTGTGTCATATTATTCTCTATGTTGTAGTTACTGAACTAACTTGGCCTACTGCTACTAAAGCATTTGGCGTTAAAACTGCATCAAATTGTGAAGCCCCACCTACAGGTGCCCATCCCCATTCAAATATACGTGAACCACCAGAAGGTTGGTCATTAATATCTAAACCTGAAACTTGATAACTTGTGTCCCTACGTGGGTTACGTAAAGCTTGTGGATCACTTACCGGATACATACCAAGACTTAACTGTGGTTGATCAGGCTCCCAACACGTAGGACATACTAAGATATTGGTTATCTTAGTCTTTATTGTTAAAGGCTTCAATCTTTTTAATAAGTACTCCATTCCGCAACGATCACATTGCGATATTGCAATCTTACCAAGGGCATACTTAGAACTCATCGGCTAAATGACATCCGTGGAACCATACGTACTGGAGCTTTCTCACGGTTCTCATCGGCTGCTAATTGGAACTGTTCGTCATAAACTAATTTTAAAGCCTGAGCCCTATTTAAATCTATGTTTGGAATCTTCATAGATAAGTAATAAGCTAAGCCAGCTACAAGCGCAGGTAAGAACAAATAAGGTATATCCTGCGTATTAACACCGTTGCCAACGTCTTGCATTCTTTTTAAACGCCAGTACACAAATGTATATTGGAAGTCAGGAGCTTGCGGTGTAGGCCACACGTTAATAGTTGGGTAGGCGACACCTGTAGGTGTTGTTGCACCTGTTTGTCTATTTATCCAAACTTGTATAGGTTTACCTTGTGCATTCTTATTAGGAATTGTTGAATAGGTAGAACCTGAAATTCTTGATATAGTTATATCTGATTGGTTCTGCCCTGAACCTGTACGTATTACATGGTCTAATAAGTCAACGGTATCTATAGGTAGTGGGTATGTCGCTACTCCTGTACTAAGAATAATCTGGCCCTGCTCTACAGTCCAAAGATTTATACCTTTATTTCCCCACTCTATTAAGAGTAGATTTAACGAACGTCTAGCTGTCTTAAAGTCATAACCACTACGAAGCTCTGACCCACATCTTTCAAAGGCTTCTTCAATTATTTCTGAGAGGTCTATATTAAATAGTGCAGTTCCAGTAGTGGTCATTTCTTAGCCTGTCTATTTTTAGTAAGCGGAGGGCATGATTTAACTACCCTCCTTTTCTTATCTATCTTCTTAGGATTTATATCTCCCATCCCACGTGATGGACGCATTAGCAATATTTACCTTTAGTTCTACCACGTTGAGCACAACCATCACCACGAGAAGCTGTTTTTGCTGCAGGTTTAGATGTAGTCTTTGCTGCAGGTTTTGCAGATCTAACTATACCACCTTTAGCAAAAGCTTTAGGTGCAACCCTACCGCCATTCTTCATAGTGTTTGCTGGTGACAACGCAGAATCTCTAACAGGCATCAACTTACTTCGTATATCATTAACATACGCTGCATCAATACCTCTAGGCATTGCAAACGTTGGACGAGTTTGTATTTGAGCACCTGAACCAGCAAGTCCTCCACCCATAATTCCCCCACCACCACCGCCCATTGCATAAGGATCACTAGAAGCAGGTGTACTTGCATCTTCTTGAGCTTGGGTAGTTATATCGTCTTGTCGGGTTTTCTCAACAGCCTTATCTGCAACGTCTTTATCCGCAGCAGCTTTATCCGCAGTTAGTTTATCAGCTGCGGCTTTTTCACCAGCTTCTATAACATCTAATTTGCCACGGGCACTTTTGTCATATTTTAATTTATCGGCAGCCGCTTTAGCACGTTTAGTCAACTCAGCCTTTGCCAGTTTATTAGCAGCTTCTACAGGATGAGCTGTGTCCCAATCCGCTTGCTTTTTTGCTTTAGCTGCTGTATTAGCGGCGTGTATTTCAGCTTGCCTAGCTTTATTGGCTGTTTGAATTGCCGTTTGTTTAGCCTTATTAGCGGCTAGTGTTTCAGCTTGTTTAGCTTTTTGAGCATCTGCTTTTACTTTATTTGCTGCTTTTGTAGCATCTCGCGCAGACTGTTGACCAGCTTTTATAGCATCGTTTTTAGCTTTTGTTTCAGCAGCAGTTGGCTTTGGAGGCTTTGGAGGCTTTGCCACTGGAGCCTTTGGAGGCTTTGCCACTGGAGCCTTTGGAGCTAGTGTTGATGCTCTTGCCGCTGGAGCTGGGGTTGATGCCTTTGCCGTTCTTGCCGCAGCCATTAGATAAACCTGCCTTTAGTTTTACCTTTAGTAGCACAACCATCAGCCGCTCGTACAAACCCACCATTTTTCATGCATTTAGTTTTGCCACGTTGTGCAACACCATCAATGCCAGATCCAGTAACACCACCAGCTTTCATTTTATTCATTGGAGCAGCACCGCCAGCCATGCTCGCACTTCCGCCCATAGGTTGTGCTGGTCTTGCCTGCGCGTTAGCTTGTTGAGCACCTTTCATTGCTTGCAATTTTTGCATAGCATTTTGTCGAGAGCTTTGAGTTGGAGCTTTAGGAACAGGTGTGTTTCTTGCTGCCATCTGAGCTTGCATCCCTTTAACTTTTTCTGATGCAGCTGTGTTTTTAGCAACTCTGTCTGCGTCTGAAGCTTTAGGTGCTTTTGCTTGAACAGCTTTTTGTAAAGCAGCTTTTTGAGAAGCTGGAGCGTATGGAGACGCTTTAGGTTTACTTGCTGAAGGGGCTTTCTTTACAGAACCGCCCTCTTTATAACATGATCCGCCATCTTTCATCTTATGAACACCTTCAGACTTTTCACCTGATGCATATTCTTCAGGAGTGATCTTACCAGACTTAATAGCTTTAGCTTCTTTCAGCTCTTCGCCTTTAGTTTCTTTACCTTTAAACATTTTCTTTAAATCAGATTTCTTAGCCATTTCGCCACCTTTGTTAAATTTCTTACCTTTATCAGCGGTAGCAAAATCTTTACCTACTGATTGCGGAACCCCCGCTTTCTTAGCCATTTTAGGAGAATGAGCAATCATCTCCATGAAGTTGTGTTGCTTTTTTGATTTACTTGGCACCGCATTTCCACCTTTTTAATGATGCTGCTTTACGTGTAGGTTTGCCACTTTCGTCCTTCATAGGACCCGGCATACCTGACATTCTAGCACAAAATGATTTCTTTCTTGGACCGCCACTAGGTTGAGGAGCCTTTAGATTAGAGCCTGTAGCTGCATTATACTTTTGTCTGCCCTTAGCTGTTAATCCTGCCCCCTTAGACACAGGTAACTTTTCCCCCCTACCAACTGACAATACTGGAGCTTTTTTAGTAGCCATTAGTGTTTAACCATGTCAATAACCCAAGTAACAAATGTAGCTACAGATGCGCCAATACCACCGACTACTAGTAATAACTTCCATCCACCTTTAGCTTCAGATAAAGTCTTACTTATTTCTCTAATAGCGTCCTTTATCTCTTCCATGTCTTTAGTCATTTTGTCCATGTCAGTTTGAAGGTGCCTTATGTCTGCACTATGGGTAGCAAGTTCCCTTACTGTTTGCATAACCGGGTCATCTTCTCTACGATGCTCCATATCTTAGCCATAAAAAATGGAGGTAGTAGTTGCCGCTGGATTAGTAACATATAATCCTGTAGAAGCTAAAATACCTTGTCCGGGAATAAGAATATTTGTAGCACCTGCTGCTAATGGTGCTGTAAAAGAATATAGAGTAGCACCACCATTACCATCTGTAACAGTTACAACTGCACCAGAAGCATAACTAATAGTTAAACCTTTTAACCTTGTACGTACACTGACTGCTAATGTACTTGCTGCAGCGGCACATGCTGCCGATTTGACGTCTGTTTGCATAGCCATAATTAATCTCCTAAAGTTTAAAGAAGGGGGCTTTCACCCCCTTAGATTAATTATTGAGCGTCAAAAGTTGAACGGTCATCAGGTTGCGCATAAGTTAAAGTTACAACAACAGAACCAGCAGTAGGTTGACCTACAGAAGTAATAGTAGTAACAATAGCAGAACAAGCTGACTCACCAGTAATAGCACTAGATACGTCTAAAGTAGTAGATTGCATAGCAAGAAGCTGTGCAGCGGTGAAAGTAGGAGTGATTCTACCAGAAGCTGCTTTAGTATTAACACCAGAAGCATATTCAGTGCCGCCAGCAGTTTTACCTACAGATAATGTAGCAGAAGTAACTGAGTCAAAAGCAACTAAAACATCAACAACGATGTTAAGTAAGTTACAACCAGAAGGTAAGTAGTTAGTAACAGTTGAAGTTAAAGTAGTGTTAAAAGGAACAGTTTGGATTTGTTTTAGAACAGTAGTACCAGTGTTTTTGTATTGGTTATACTTGATAGTACCTGATTTGACTGGACCTGAAAATGTAGTACGTGACATAGTAGTTTCCTTCATAGAAAGTATAAGCTTAGTAGTCTTCTATGCGTCTGCCGGGGCAGTCTACTAAGCCGGATATTCCCGGTATTAGGGTACTTATACTACGTATTTATTATTCGTGCAAGTTTATTTTATTTGATTTTTTGCTATTTTTTAAAAATAGCAAACATAAAAAAGGCCCACCGAAGTGAGCCTTAGTTTAGTCAGAGCCCTCTACTATCAAGCGCCGACCGATCCGTACATACTAAGGGGGTCTGACCAGCCGAAGCTGTAGCGCTCCCTGCTGCGATACCTTACATTGCCCGTATCAAAGTCACCGCTCATGTCATTAGTGATAGGAGCACGAACAAAATGCTTCATACCATTAGGCACATCAGTAGTTAAGAACCAACCGTTAGAGTCAGTCAAGAAATGGTTAATAGCATAACCTTGTGGAATAGAACCGTTG